GCCATCAGGTCATCTACGATCCGCCGAGCATCGAGCCGTACTTTCTGCAGCCGTACAGCGATGGAACCTCGCGGCGCTGGCTCTATGCTGGCGCGAACAAGCTTTACAGCGTTTCGGCTGGCACGCACACGAACATCACGCGGCAGACCTCCGGTTCCGATGTGAACTACACCGCGACGGCGGACAATGTGTGGACGGGCGCGGTCCTTGGTGGTGTCGCGATCCTGAACAACGGCACGGACGTTCCGCAACAGTGGGGCGGCTCAGGCAAGGCTGCGGACCTTTCCAACTGGCCGGCCGCCACGACCAAATGCAAGGCGCTGCGGGCGTTCAAATACAGCCTGATCGCGATGAACGTCACCGAAGCGGGTGTGAACTATCCGCATATGGTCTGGTGGTCGCATCCTGCCGATCCGGGCACTGTGCCGTCTTCGTGGTCGATCACCGACACGACGAAGGACGCCGGCCGCAACAACCTGACAGCCACGCCTGACCGCCTGATTGACGGCATGACGCTGGCAGACCAGTTCTACCTGTACAAGGAATCATCCGTCTACCGCATGTCGTTCATCGGGGCGCCGGACATTTACCGCTTCTCCGACCCGCTTTCGACGCAGGCCGGCGCGCTGGCGCTGAACTGCATCGGCGCGTTCCCTGGTGGGCATCTCGTGCTCGGTCAGGGCGACATTTTCATCAACAACGGCGCGCAGGTGCAAAGCGCCATCTCCGGCCGCATGCGCCGCTGGCTGCAGTCGAACCTTGACGCGCAGTATTACCAGCGCTCGTTCGTCACTACAAACCCGACGAAATCGGAGATTTGGGTGTGCATCCCCGTTACCGGCTCAACCGCGCCGAACATGGCGCTCATCTGGAATTGGGAAAGCAACACATGGACGTTCCGCGAGCTTCCCGGCATCCACCATGGCGCCGCGGGCGTCATCGATGCGACGGCGGGCGAGTCATTCGACACCGACACCGGGACGTTTGACGACGACGCGGACGCATTCAATTACACGGACTACACGCAGGCAGCGCAACGCCTGATTCTGGCCGACGACTCGACCAAGCTCTACCTGACCGACTCTACCAAGCAGTTTGACGGCGTGGATTACTCGACCTATGTGGTGCGTGAGGGCATGGATTTCGACATGCCTGACCGCATCAAGCTGGTGAAGTCTGTTCGCCCGCGCTTCGAGGGTGTCGGAACCGTCTATGTGACCGTGGGCGGCACAAACGACCTCGCCGCAGGCACGACATGGGGCACTGCGCAGCCGTTCGTCATTGGCTCGACGTTCAAGATCGACACCATGCAGGCATGGCGCTATGTGGCGATCAAGTTCGAGACGACTGCTCAGGCAACGTGGAGGCTGAAGAGTTTCGATATTGAGTTCGACGACGCGGGGGCATTTTAGTGGCTTACGAACCTGGAGTAGTACCTGACGACCCGGCCGCGTTGCCGGGTTTTTTACGTGAAGAGTTCAAGAAGATGCAGCAGGCGCTGAACGGGCCGCAAAACATCCTGTGGTTCAACGAACTGCACGCGGAGCCGGCAAAGCCGCGCAATGGCATGGATGTCTATGCAGACGGCACGGACTGGAATCCCGGCAGCGGACGCGGACGGTATTGCTTCGAAAACGGTTCTTGGAAGTTTCTCGGATAAGGAAAAAGCATGGCACTCAATTGGCAGCAAATGATGGATTACGTGAACAGTAATCAATCGCTTGAGGATCGCTATCGGACCTCGGAAGGCTGGCTTGACCCTGCGTCCGGCTTGAATCCGATGTACAACGCCGATTCCTACACCTACCGGAGCTACAACATGCCGGGGATGGGGTTGGTGCAGTACGACCCGGATAGGCAGGCGTTCAACACGTTCGATGGCGGGCAATACAACGTCGGCGGGGCGGGGCAGAACTACACGCAGTACGGCAAGGATGGTTCTGTATCGCAGAAGCAGAGCGTGCAGGGCACAAGCTGGATGGACGGCATCCCCGTTGACAAGATTGTGCCAGTGATGATGGCCGTCTTGGGCGGCGCTGCTGCTGCCGGGGCTGGCGCTGGAGGCGCGGCTGCGGGGGCTGGAGAGGGCGCGGCAGGCGCAGGCGCCGGCTGGACTTCGGGATTTGACTTGGCTGGCGGCGGCGCGCTGGGAGAGGGCGCAGCGGCGGGCGCTGGTGCGGGGGCATCGGCGGCTGACACGATTGCGAATGCTGTCGCAAATGCAGGCGGAACACAAGCAGGAGGTGGTATGACCCAAATTCTTGACTCTTTGCCCTCGGGCCTCAAAGACCTCGCCACCAGCAAAGCTGGATCGGCCATTGTTGGCGGTCTGCTGAGCGGCTTGTCTGGCAAGAACGCGCCGAACAACCTGACCAGCACAAGCCAAGCCAAACTAGACCCGCGCATGGATGCGTTCCTGTACGGCTCGAATGGCGTCAACGGTCTGCTCGGCCAAGTCCTCGCCAATGGCTACTCCCCGCAGTCTGCCGGCATGTCCCAATTCGGGACCGCAATGGACAACTATCTCAAGAATTGGGGTGAGGATAACTTTGCGAAGAGCCAGCAGGCAGCGCAGGGGCTCCAGAACAGCAACATCTCCGCACCCACTACGGGCGCCGCGCAGGTGGACGCGCCCAGCCAGAACAATATCGACCTGACGGGCTCTTACAACGATTTTATCTATGGCTCGCCGGGCGCCAATCCGTATTTGACCGGGGCAATCCAGAAGGGCATCAATCAGTCGAACAATGCGTTCGGCAACATGATGACCGACGCTACCCGAAACCTGAACGAGAACGTTCTACCCTCGATTCGCAGCGGCGCCGTGCTGAACAACACCATGGGCTCCAGCCGGCAGGGTATTGCCGAAAGCCGCGCCCTGAACGATTACAGCACGCAGATGGGGCGGGCGCTGTCACAGTTCGGACAGAACAACACGGACGCCGCGGTGGCGGCGCAGGCTGGGGCCTACGATACCGACCGCAACCGCGCACTGGCGGCGACACAAGGTCTTGGCGCGCAGCAGTACGGCGTCGCTCAGCAGAATGCGCAGATGCAGCAGCAAGCCAATCTCGCTAACCTGCAATCGCAACTGTCCATGAATCAGCTCAACTCGAACAACCAGCAGGCGGGCATCGGCCTTAGCTCGGGGCTGCTCAATCAGGCATACGGCTACGGGGCGAATGCGGACAGCTACGGCTTGAATAAGGCTGGCAAAACCGCTGGATTGCTGGGCGGCTTCACCGGTTATAACCAGTCGCAGAACAGCAGCCAACCGTTGTACAGCAGCACGGCAGGGAACATCTTGGGCGGTGCTCTTGGCGGGCTGGCGCTGTGGAACGGCTTCAATCAGCCGGCAACTAAATCGTAAGGAGTGAACATGGCAGGATTTCTAGATGCATTTGACGATCCGAACACCGCTGGCTTACTGTCGGCTGCCGCGTCCATTCTGAGCGCTTCCGGCCCGTCCACCATGCCACGCAGTCTCGGCCAAGTGATGGGCGGCGGCTTGCTGGGCTACATGGGCGGACGGAAGCAGGCCCTCGACCAGCAAAAAGAGACCATGCAAATGGATCTGCTCAAGCAGCAGATCGCGCAGGCGACGCGGAAGAACAACCTCGTTAACAGCATGCTGGAGCAGTACATGGGTGGCGGACCGGCTCCTGGTGCTGCCGAAGCTCTCGCTACTGGCGCCAAGGCGGGCGACATCGGCCCGACCGTGTCCAATGCCGCTCGTATCCCTGCTTCCGCGCCTGCTGCCGGCCTGCTTTCGAGTATCCCGCGTGAAGCAGTCGCGCACGATATTGCCTTCAACGACGGCAAGAACATCTCCGAATGGCTGTTCAAGCGCGGCACGCCCGATATGCAGGTGTCGAACGGCTACGCCTACGACAAGAACAGCGTCAAACCCGGATTCATGCCGAACCTCAGCGTATCGCAGAATGGGCAGGCGACGGTGACGACCATTGGCCCGGATGGCTTGCCGGTGGTGTCTGCCCCGAAAGGAGCGCTCGACACCTACAGCGCCTATCAAGACGCAAACGAGGCGGCGAAAGCCAAGTATCAGACCACGACGCTGCCGCTGCCGGGCGGGCCGCGCATGGTATCGAATGCCCAACTGCCGAGCCTGTTGGGAGCAAACGGCCAATCAGCGGGCACCTCGGCCGAGCCGGTCCAAGCGCTTCCGCCGGCGTTGCAGGCTCGCGTCGATTACCTAAAGACCATCGCCGATCCGCAGGAGCGTCAATCCTTCATCCGTGCGGTCAACAACAACATCGCGTTCGCGCCGGCCTCGCAACGTGCGCAGCTTAAATCGATGTGGGAAAGCGCGGTGAGCGCCCAAGATACTGGACCCGGCGTGGCGCTACAGGACGACGCGGAAAAGAAAATCGCAACCGGACGCGCAGAAGCACAGGTGGAGCGTGAAAAGGAGCGGCCAGGTGCTTTGACGTCGCTGCAATCGACCGTTTCGAACCTTGACCGGCTGTCGTCGGAGGCGAAAGCGATCATGGCTGATCCAGCGTTAGGGCGAATTACCGGCTTTTTTGGGCAGTTCCCCAACTCGCCAGGCTCCAAGGCAAGCGACCTGTCTGCAAGGCTGGAAACTCTGAAATCGCAAGTTGGTTTCGGTGTCTTGCAGGCGATGCGCGATGCCTCCAAGACTGGCGGAGCGCTGGGCAGCATATCGGATGCGGAGGGCAAGCGTCTGGAGAACAACCTTGCCGCGCTCGACAAATCGCAATCCCCGGAAGCATTCAAGGCGAATTTGCAGCAGATCGTTGATTACGTTGATGGCACCAAGTCGCGTCTCGCCAGTGCTTACAAGGACACTTACGGCGCCGATTTCGAGTCGCCGGCAGCCCCGAAGTCAAAGGGCTGGCAGGACTTCGGATATGCCAATCAGCAGGCCGCGCTCAATGATGCGAAGAATGTCATTTTGCGTAACCCGAAGATGAGGGGCGAAGTAATCAAGCGGCTTGAGTTGATGGGGATCACTAACCACGGGATGAAATAATGGGCGCTTTTGATGATCTGTTGCCGCAGAAGGGCGGCGGGGCATTTGCGGATCTTGAACAGTCCGCGGCGGCTCCGCTGACCAGAACAGACAAGTTCGTGAAGGGCTTGCGCGATCCCATCGATGGCGGCGCACAACTCCTGACAAACATGCTGCCTGACGGCGTCGTGCAGGCCGGGAACAAACTCAACAACTGGCTTGCGGACAAAACCGGCTTGGTCGGGAAACTCCCGGAAGGTGGCGTTGATCAGCAGGTTCGGCAGGCTGAGGCGGCTTATGAGCAGAGCAGGGCCGCCCAGGGGGAAACCGGGATCGACGGCTATCGAATGCTCGGGAACGCCCTTAACCCGGCGAATCTTGCCGTGGCAGCTAAGCTGCCGCAATTGGCCACTTTGGGGGCGAGAGTTGGCCAAGGGATCGCGGTCGGTGGCATTAGTTCGGCATTTAACCCTGTAGGCAGTGGCGACTTCGG